GGGAATCGGAGCGACACGGTCGTTTCTCCGTCTTTCTAACAAGGTGTTAGGATAGGGAGAACGGCCGAGCCACTCTTGATTCCTTTCACCGGGGTAATCCACCCGGGACAGGTCCCGGGACAGGTTGGTTAGGGTTCCTGTAACCCTCTCTTACTTGTCGCTACCTCATCTCAAAGTTAACCATGAAAAACAAAAATATTTACTTTTTATTAATAAACATTTTAAGTTTCTTAGATTAACCTTGAGTTGACTCCATCAGGGTGTGAACCCTGGTGGCTTCGCCCTCGCGGACTGCGAACCGCTGATCGTTTCACTCCACAGAGTATTTACTACTCGTGGAATGGAATCCGGACTGAAATTTACAAAGTCAGTTCGGGTGAACGTTATGAATTATCTTTCAGGTAACTCATATCGTGATCGCTCAGTACGCTTGTCTGCTGGTGGAATACCAGCCTGTTTGGGCCCCTTAAGAAGGATAGTAATTGAGCAAGACCCAGTTAAACTGCGTTTTGTTCTTACTATCTTATTCTCAAGTAGGGCCTTAAAATCATCACCTAACCCTTCTATAGCTCCAATTGTAGACCCCATGAAAGTGGGTGCTTCTACAGCTGGTTTGGCTATATATGCGGTTAAGTTTTGAAAACAGTTAGGGTATCTCCACGGAGGTAAAACACCTAGTTCATTGAACTTCAAACGCTTTCACTTTTCATGTAAGTCTGGCCCTAACCCACCTAAGTGGGTCGGATCTGCATTAAATGCCTGATTGACAGATTTCCTAGCTCTAGATGAGAATCTAAAGCTAGCCATCTGTGAATTAGGAGGAAAGCGAATGATTGAGTTCTGTGAACTAGCCGACCGTTACATGCCATATCTGAAGGGAATGTTCTCTTGGGCCCTAGGAGGTAAGTTAAGAAAATTATCTTACTTCGCAGATAAGGAGGGAAAGACTCGGGTAATCGCCATTGGCGATTACTTCAGTCAAACCGTTTTAAAACGGCTTCACTCCTATCTGTTTAGGGTCCTTAGGAAGATTCCTCAGGATATGACATTTGACCAAGGAGCCTTTAAAGAACATATAAAGGGCTGAGAGGTTTTCTATTCGGTCGATTTATCATCGGCTACGGATAGATTCCCAATCAGCCTTATTAAAGATGTTCTTTTAGGCCATCTACCGACTTCCTATGTCACTGCTTGGGAAGAGATCATGATCAAAAGGCCCTTTATTTATAAAGGCCCTGATGGTACTGAACAATCTATTCAGTACGCAGTAGGTAACCCTATGGGTTTCTACTCTTCATGAGCTTCCTTCGCAGTTGCCCATCACTATATCTTCTTCTATATAAGTCAAAGGTTAGGTCGAAGTTTCAAGACCTTACCTTATGTCTTATTAGGAGACGATGTATTGATAGGTGACAAGGAAGTTGGTGAATATTACCTTAAAGTCATGGAACAAATCGGCGTTGAGGTGAGCATGCTTAAAACACATGTTTCTCCGAACCTCTGTGAATTCGCCAAGCGGTGAATTCATAAAGGAGTCGAGATTTCCCCATTTCCGGTATCTGCTCTCAAGAACACTGGTAAGAAGTATTATCTTCTTACTAGCTTATTGAGAGACCAGGTATCGCGAGGATGAG